GGCGCAAATAGAGTGCATGGACGCGTTGGAACTCATCCCTTTATACAACCGCAGAGGCACGCTGTTGTATGCGGATCCACCGTACTTGAGGAGCGTGCGGACTAACTTACACTATGCGCATGAATTTGCCACATCTGCAGAGCATGAAAAATTGCTGAATATATGCAAACAACATGTAGGGCCGTGCATCATCAGTGCATATGAGAATGAGATGTATAACAAGTTGCTCATAGGATGGGAAAAGAAGCTCATAAAAACGCAAACAAATTTCGCAAAGACGGCGACGGAATGCGTTTATATAAATCCAGTCGCCACGCAGGAAATGTCGCTATTTTGAGGTATGAGAAATGTTAAAAGAACAGACGCTTTGGGGAACAATCGATAAAGTTGATTTGGCAATCAGACGACTAAAACTGCATGAACCGGTGGAAGGTTATTATGTGGCCTTTTCAGGTGGAAAAGACAGTTGTGTCGTCTTGGATCTCGTAAAAAAGTCCGGCGTAAAATTTGACGCGCATTTTAATCTGACGACGGTAGATCCGCCGGAAGTTGTGAGATTTGTTAAACAAAATCATCCGGAAGTCACAATAGAAAAACCGCGAATAAGCATGAGAAAACTGATTGAAAAAAAGGGGATACTGCCGACGCGGATAGTAAGATATTGCTGCGCAGAATATAAAGAGCGCGGAGGCGCCGGAAGATATGTTGTTACAGGGATCAGGCATGCAGAAAGCGCAAGACGCGCAACTCGCAAATTAATTGAGCCGTGCAGGCAACCCAACGGCAAGAGGTTTATACATCCGATTATTGAGTGGAGCACTCAAGAGGTTTGGGAGTACATCAAAACATACAGAGTACCCTATTGTTGGCTGTATGATGAGGGATTTACTCGCATTGGATGTGTATGCTGCCCATTTATTAGCCGAGAAAAAAAGCTCAAGGATATTGCGAGATGGCCGCATATTTACAAGTATCAATGGCGGGGCGGCGCAGAGCTGGCGATGAAAAAACGGAAGCGCGAAGGAAAAAAAGTGCTATTTAAAACCGTTGATGACCAAATGGCGTTTTGGATAAATGGAAAGGGAATTCCGCACGAAGACATAGAGCCTATTAATATCTTCGGCGTGCTGGATGATGAAAGTATTACGTAAAAAAAGGAGTAAAAAAGAATGGCAGAATACGCATATAGTTTTGATAATGAAACGTGCTACGGGATATTTGATACGGAAAAAGAAGCTATCAACGAAGCTTTGGAAGCTTATGAACTTTGGGAGCATGAGAACGAATATGAATTTATTTTTGTAGGGAAGGTACGCAGATTTGAACCCCAAGTAAATACGGGAAGAGTCTTGGAAGATATTGCGGACGATGCATATAACGAGGGTTTCGAGGATGATGATTATCTCAATAATATAAAAGGAGAGCATATGGACGAACTGGAAAAAGTTCTGACAGAAGCGTATGAGAATTGGGAAAGCTCACATCCGGAGTATCGTAATACGAAGTTTTTTATGACGAATCCGAAGCGGTATAGCATTGAGGAGCTGATGGAAGAGGAAAGCTGAACAAACAGAGAATAACGGGAGTGTGAAGAATAATGCCTGGAATGTTTGTAGGAATATTGCTGTTTGGAAGCGGCGTATTAACGGTTGTTTTGATATACGGGGCATATGAAGCGGTAAAAGCCGAATCAAACGCGCGCAGAATGTTTATAGAGCGGATGCGTCAGTTGTGTAAACCGTTGCAGGAAAAAAAGCGGCTATCAGAAGAAATCGAAACACTGAAAAGGATGCCTTTGGTTACAACTGAAAGGATGATTAAAATGAAGAAACAATGCGAGATTAAAGAAATAAGATTAAAAGACACGGCAAAACTTATGAAAAGCAAGAATTACAAAAAACGCTTTAAGGCTGAATATTGGCAATTGAAAATAAGATATGAAAAGCTGGAAACAACGATTGCGCGATATGATTGTGGAATGCTGGATTTTGAACTTACAGGCCCAATAAATATCCTACGTGAGCAATTAAAGGCCATGAGAGGATATATGGATATCTTGAAGCTACGGGCTGAAAAAGAAAATATTAAGCTAAGATGGAGTCAGGAAAAACGATAAATGAGGACTGATATGCAGAGAGATGAGTTTGCCCAAAGATACTTAGCGAGAATCAGAAAACAATATTGGAAAATTGAAGAATTGAAATACGCAAAATACTTGGAAGAAAACGGGCTGTTATTAAGTGGCGTAAACTACAATAAGCCAATAACAAAAGGCGGTAAAAAAAAAGATCTGGCGGATATTGCTATAGCAGTAGAGAGATATGCGGAAAAAATAAACAAGGAAATGAAAATCCTGTACGAGCAAAGAGAAGCGGGAAAGGCATTTATAAGCTTGCTTTGCGATGATATGCAGGAAGCGGTGTTGAGATATTACTATTTAGATTTTATGAGTTGGGAGCAGGTCGCAAAACATACACACATGTCGAGAGGACACGTGTTAAGAATAAGACGAATTGCTGTGAGAAAATTAAATGAAATCGCAAAGGAACAAAAAATAAAACTAGATGCATGAAAAAAATATTCGTAGGACGAGGCGGTCATTATGGCCGCCTTTTAGCATAAAAATAAGCCCTCGTAATGAGGGCTTATGTGTTAGCTGTTTGTATCGTCGAATACGATACTGCAGTTCTCGTCAACGCGGAGCAGCGAGTGCTGCCCGGTTTTTGTATCGACGGTTAAATCGATACACATAGCGAGATCGTCATCATCGCAGTTGCTTTCTAGCTGTGCGTCGAACTCAAGTATTGCACCGTACAGATTTCCTTTATACATATCTGCCCATCCGCGATCATCAAATCCGACTTGCACAGTGTAGTTGCCTTCCCCGTAGCGATTAAGTTGAAACTGTTTCTTGAATAGTCGTGTACTGTTTTGTCTGTTTGAATTCTTCAAAAGTCATTTTTCTTTTCTCCTTTCGCCGCTTCCGCGGCAATTAATTTTTTCTAAAATAAGGGATTCCGCCCAAGCCGGCGGATTTCTCCGCCCGGCTTCCCAATCTTGCAGTGTGCGCGGTGGGATACCGAGAAGTTCGCACACTTCTTTTTGTGTGAGACCCGCAGCAACGCGGGCTTCTTTAATTTTTTCAGACATGATATCACGCTTTCGTGATATCAACTGGGTTGTCCCAGTCGGCGGCGTGGGACATGTCCCCGTCGTCATCTTTCCAGTCGTCGGCGACGTCCCAGTACAATAAGTACTCAGTGCCGTCCTTGTCGACAACTTGGGCGGCGATTTTTTCCTCTCCGCGCGGCCCCTCGAATTGTGCGTCAGAGGCGATGGCGAGTTTATATTCCTCGCCGTCAATATCGTAGTCATTAAATTCGACTACGTCGTACACGTCGATATAGTCAAAGTGGCTATCGACGTAGTCGCATGTTTCCGTGTCAAAGAAAACCCGACTCGGTATTTCTTTGACACGGATCCAGTTCTCAACGCCGTCGATGCGGATGGCCTTGAGGTCGCCGACCTCAAGTTCTTCAAAGTCGCACGGGTTAAACCGCGCAGACGGAGAAGCGATGACATCTTCTCCGGACAATCCGTATGTCGCAGGATTGCCTATGGTGTCATCCAGGACGTCAAGTTCGGCTTGCGTTCCGTGCGCGTTTAAAAACGCGGCTTTTAACTGGCCGCTGTATTTAATTTTGAAAGACCAGCCGTACTGGTCTCTTAAATCAGTAATATAGATAAAGCCGTCGTCGCAGATACTCCATCCGCGGCTAAACAGGTATTCGGTTGAGCTGGTAATTTTATTACCAGCGTTGTATTTTTTCAATTCCATTTTTAACTATCTCCTTTCGCCGCTTTTGCGGCAATTCAACTTTTTTTTAGAGCTATGCACTTATGTGCATAGCCCGGAGCAGCTGGCGCCGCCTTGCGGTTCCGTAAGACCGGAACCACGCCAGCACCTCGGCGTTCTTCGGCGCGCCGAGGCCATAGACACCCCCGTTTTGTACTTCTTCGGGGCAACCGTTTGTGGTGACCCGCTCGAAGTACCGGCCTACGGGGTTGTAGGCCTTGACCCGATGCCACGGGTCAGAGAAATTTTTTACTGCGTTTAATACACGGATGTTTATTTTTTTCTTTTTCATTTTTTTCCTCCTTTTGGGCCGTTGCCCTTATTGTCGAGTAAAGTATATCACGCAATGCGTGACAAGTCAAGAGAAAAATAAAAAGTTTTTTAAAATATTTTTAATATTTGCAAATGGCTTAACCATGCGGAATTATGGGGTTATAGAAAAAATAAATAAAAATTTCCTGCTAAAAAATAAAAGAGGATACTAAATGATACTTTGATACGTGATAAAATGATAGCGTGAAATAAAACAAAAAGGCGCCTTGCGTGATGCGGACGTCTTTTTTTATGCCGTAAAAGAGGTAGAGATGATATACTGCGATAATCGCCGCTGCGAATACAACCATGCAGAGGTTTGCACAAAAGAACCTCTTATCATATCGCATGAAAAGTGCAAAAGCTTTGTACGAAAGTGGCGAAAAACATATCAATCAGACTTAAATCATGAGCCCGTCCGGCATACCAGCCGCAGACGGGTATTTAAATAGGAGCAAAAAAATGAGTAAAAACAAGGTGTGGGGCGAACCGATTAAGCGTGAGAAGATTTTTTTAAAAAAAACAGATACACGCGCAAATAGCCCGCGCAAAAAGAACATTAATATAAGGCGGCGTGCAACAACATGGAAAAAATTTAAGACGGATCAAAACCTGAAAATCATTGCAGGCTTATGTCGTAAAGGATGGCATAATGAAGCCATTGCCGCATACATCGGCATATCAGAGTCAACGTTTTATGAATGGATTAAAAAACATCCGGAGTTTTCGGAGGCCCTTTCCATCGGCAAAGATTATTGCGTAACGGAAGTGGAAGATGCGCTGTTTCACCGCGCCGTTGGGATTGAAAAAGTAATCCCGAAAAAAGAAGAGACGACGACGATGGATATCGTAAAAGACGGCAGGGTCACAGGAAAAAAGGTGACGAAAAAAGTGGAGACGGAATGCATTATCATCCCGCCGGACACGAAAGCGGCGACCTTTATCCTGACAAACCTTGCGCCGGACGACTGGAAACAGAAGCAGCAGACGGAACTCACGGGTAGCGTGACAGTGGATGCGACACTGAAACTGTCGGATAGGCTTCAGGATGCTTTAAAGAGGAAAGAAGGAAATGCCAATGACGCATGACGAAGCGTATGAGCTGATGGATTGCTTGGGACAACTTACACACGATCCTGTGGCGTGGGTATACTTTGCGTTTGATTGGGATAACGATACGGAATTAAAAGGACAAGCACCGCAGCCGTGGCAGATAGCCCAGCTTGAAAAAATCGCAAAGGGGCTTGAAACACCGAATACCGTCATCCGCCAGGCAGTTGCGTCGGGACATGGAATTGGAAAGAGTAGTTTGGTGGCATGGATTATCTTGTGGGCTATCTCAACGCATCCGGATACGCGCGGCGTCGTCACGGCCAACACGGAAGCGCAGCTACGCACCAAGACATGGGCGGAGCTGGCAAAATGGCACCGTAAATTTATAGGGAAAGAACTCTTTGCGTATACAGCGACAGCGATTTTCTCAATCGAGGCGGAGCATGAACGCACGTGGCGCATAGACGCTATACCATGGTCCGTCACCAACACGGAAGCCTTCGCGGGCCTGCACAATCAAGGGAAAAGGATTTTAATCGTATTTGACGAGGCGTCGGCTGTAGACGACCGCATATGGGACGTCACGGAAGGGGCCTTGACAGATAAAAACACGGAGATCATATGGTGCTGCTACGGCAATCCGACGCGTAATATCGGGAGATTCCATGCATGTTTTACAAAGTATCGTAAATACTGGGATACTGTAAAAATTGATAGCCGTAGCGTATCTATCGCAAACAAAGGACAGATACAGGAATGGCAGGCACAGTACGGCGAGGACAGCGACTTTTTCAAAGTGCGCGTACGCGGGGACTTTCCGTCAGCATCGGACAGCCAGTACATCGGCACGGATATAGTAGAAGAGGCGCAAAGGCGTACACTTCGGCCGGCGCAATACAACTTTGCACCGGTTATCATCGGCGTGGATCCGGCATGGACAGGAGACGATGACTTTGTTATTTACTTGCGACAAGGGCTATACAGCAAGAGGCTGGGGACGTATGCAAAAAACGACAACGACGGACATATGGCGGCGATAATCGCGGGGTTTGAAGATGAGTACCACGCTGATGCGGTATTTATCGACCAGGGCTACGGAACCGGCATATATTCCTTTGGGCAGACCATGGGCCGCCGCTGGAAACTGGTGTCGTTTGCAGGAAAATCCGGAACCAAAGGATTTGCAAATAAGAGGGCCGAAATGTGGGGCAAAGTAAAAGCGTGGTTACAGGACGGCGGTGTGCTGCCGGACGGAGAAACTATCTATGACGACCTGATCGGCCCGGAAGCGTCGGTAAACGACAAAGGGGAAATTATGTTGGAAAGCAAAGACCACATGAAAATGCGCGGCCTGCCGTCACCGAATGAAGCGGACGCGCTGGCACTTACCTTTGCGCTGCCGGTCATACGAGGACAGACGCAACGGCAAAAAGCACAGACGAAATACAACCCATATCAGAAAAGGAGATGATACTATGTGCGGATTAAACGGATTATTCGGACGACAGAAAGTACAGACACCGACAATAGAAACAACTGCACCAGCGGCAACGGCAGTAGATACCGGGGATACCGGAACGGTGGATGCCGTAACAAAAAACAAACGTAAACGCGGATTTGCAAGTACGCGCACGGCTGTCGATACGGCATTGGGCGCATCGGACAGCAAAAAGACGTTAGGATAGGGGGAAATAATGAGAACAGCAATAGATACGGCGTTGGCTAGAAGTCCCACGGCGGCAGCGGCAAAGAATAAGCAGACAATCTTTGCGGATAAACGCCGGCTTGTACAGCGCTTTGAATCGCTCATCCAGAGCCGCCGGCAATGGGAACAGATATGGAAGCTCATAAGAGACTATCAGCTTCCGTATGACGGCATATTTGATGACGACACGCCGGGACGGCCGATCATCCACGACGAAGAAATCTTTACAAGCATTGCGCAAGAAGCGCGGGAAATTTTCTCGGCAGGAGTGCAGTCCGGACTGACGCCGCCATCTCGCAGATGGTTTCGGTTGGGCGTAAGTAATCCCGAACTGGCGGACGATACGGGCATAAAGCGGTTCCTTGATACAAGATGCGATATCATGGAGTCCGTGCTGGCCGGCTCGAACTTCTATAACGCAATCCATCAGTGCTATGCGGAACTGCCGTTTGGACAGGCTCCGCTTGGGATTTTCTCGTCGCAGGGGACAATTACCTTTGTGCCGTATACGATCGGCACGTATGCGCTGGCGTGTGATGCGGCCGGTAAAGTAACGACATTTGCGCGTAAAGTCAAGATGACTGCGGCACAGATTGTGGGTCAATTCGGAGCGGAAAACTGCCCGAAAAACATCGTGCGGTCATATGAGACAGCAGGCGGGTATCAGGACTGGCATACCGTATGCTGGATAGTCGAGCCAAATGACGCGGAAAATCCGACAAAAATCGGAAACAAGACAATGCCGTACCGGTCCGTCTACTGGGTAGAAGGTGACGGCAGCGACACATGCCTTGCCGTCACGGGCTTTGAAGAGTGGCCGGTGCCGGTAGCCAGGTATACGGTAAAAGGCATGGCGGCCTATGCGACGGGCCCCGGGTGGAAAGCCCTGCCGGACGCAAAAATGGTACAAGCCATGGAGCTTGACAGTGTAACGGCGATAGAAATGGGAGTAAAACCGCCGCTGCAGGTACCGCCAGGACTGGTGAGCAATATAGAACTGTTCCCGGGCGGTACGACAGCCGTCGAGGGTCCAAACGAGATGATCCGTCCCATCATTCAGGGACAGCTGGCAATTGGAGAACTGGAAAGTAAAATCGTGCGCGTGGAAGATCGTATCAAGCGGGCGTACTCATCCGATCTCTTTTTAATGCTTGACCAGTTAAACCGCGGACAAATGACGGCACAGGAAGTCATTACGCGCAATCAGGAAAAATTACAGCAATTAGGGCCGGTGGTAGAACGGCTGCAAAGTGAGTTTTTAAATCTCATCCTGATGCGGGTGTATAACATCTTGAAACGGGGCGGGGTCTTTCCGGATATGCCGCCGGAACTGGCGGACGTCGCAACGAAAGAAAAACTGAAAATTGAATATATATCACCGCTGGCGCAGGCACAAAAAATGAGCGGCCTAACCGCCATCGAGCAGGGCGTTGCATTTATCGGACAGGCGGCGCAATTTGATCAAACCGTCCTGGATAAAGTCAATATGCAGGAAGCGGCGGCCCACTACTTGACGCAAGTAGGGGTACCGGCGGCGATGATCCGCAGCGATGAAGAAGTGGCGGAAATCCAGAAGCAGCGACAGGAAGCCATGGAAGCGGCGCAGGAACAAGCGGCACAGGCACAGGCAATCGCGCAGGCACCGGATTTGGCGGCGGCGGCTAAGAATGCGACACAGGCGGCAAACGACGGCAATCCTGCCATGCGGGAAGTGCTGGGAATGGGGTAATGTATGCATGAAAAAGAAAAAAAAGCGGCACAGCTGCTGAAAGATGCTATATCGGAAAAAGACAAAGCCGCCTTGCGGTACGTACTGCAAGATCCGCTGGGACGATTTTTTATTGCGCGGCTCTTTGACGCGACATTGATTTACAGCCCGCTTGGGAATGACCGTATGAAATTGGACGAAGGCCGTCGCCGCGTCGGACTGGAGTATCTCCGGTATATCCGGTCGCTGGGACTGGAAGGGATGGATGCGCTCCATACCATGGAAAAAGAGTACGCTAACTACAAGATTGAATTGGAAAGGATGAAAGAATCATGGAAGCATTGATTGTGAAAGACCTGATTTTTGATTTACAACGCTTTGCGGACGGAGATCCTGCCGGTACACAGCAGGCAACAGAACCGAACACAGGGGGAGATCCTACCGGTACGCAGCAGGCACAGGCCATGCCGGCACAGCAAACCGCCCTGGGCGGCGATCCGTCTCCGCAAAATTCTAACATACCGGAATCGTACGACTTTACGGACGTATTAAAAGAAGCGGGCATAGAAGCGGACGATACCAGTATCGGGGAATTTACGGAGATCCTGAAAGGAATGGGAGCAAGCCAAGACCAAGCCGCCGCGATGGCAAAGTACGGGCTGGGTTATGCACAGTCCGTGGCCGACGCCGTCGCACAGGGGATGCAGCAGCGATATATCGATGAGGTTAAGGGATGGGGCGAAACGATGAAACAGGAGCTCGGCGGGCAATATGACGCAACGCTCGGTAAAGCTGCCATTACCCGTGACTACATCGAGCAGAAAGTGCCGGGATTTAAAGAAATGCTAAATATTTCCGGCGTTGGTAACCATGTTACCATGGTAAAAGCCATGGCGCTTTTGTCTGAACTTGTCGGAGAAGATCCCGGCAAGATGGGCGGTGCAGGGGGATCCGCCGGAAGCCAAGACTTATACCCCAATACGGACTTTAGCAAGTATTAAGAAAAGGAGACACGAATATGTACGGAACCACGGCAGTAACATTTGAAGACTTGCGGAAACGGTTGAATCCGCAAGGACAGATTGACTTTGTGATGGAAGTATTGGCGCAGTCCAATCCTATCATGCAGGACGTAAAGTGGAGTGAAGGGAACTTGCCGACAGGTAATCAGACGACGCTCCGCACGTCGTACCCGCATCCGGAATTACGCAGGGTTAATCGCGGGGTACAGCCGCAGAAATCAACGACAAGACAAGTAGTGGATACCTGCTGCATCATGGAAATGCGTAGCGAAATTGACGTAAGACTCCTGAAACTGGCACCGGATAAAATGGCGTTCCGCGCGTCGGAAGATAGGGCATTTATCGAAGGATTCGGGGAAGATATCGCGAAATATCTCTTTTATGGGGATACGGACGCAAATCCCGATCAGTTTAACGGCCTTGGTGTCCGGTATAACACCTTTGCGGGCGATCGCGGGGAAACAGGGTACCAGGTTATTAATGCCGGCGGCAAAACCGCAAAGAAACAGACATCCGCGTATATCGTGGAATGGGGCGATGATGCGGTCATGGGTATTTATCCCAGGGGATCCCAAGCAGGACTTGAAACGCAGGACCTTGGCGAATCCGATGCAACGGACAAAGACGGCGGCAAGTATCGCGTAGTATCCACGCTATTTATGTGGGACGCAGGTCTTGCTGTGAAGAATCTCCGCAAAGTAGCGGCAATTCGCAACATCGATTGCAAGGCGGCGGCAGAAGATACCACGTCAGAAGCGCGCAAGGCTCTCGTTGAAAAAATTATTGTAGCAAAAAACCGGATTGTAAATCTCAAAAATCCGGTACTCTATGTATCCCCGTCCGTGTACACGATGATTGAACTGCACCTGTCGGATAAAAACAATGTCTACGTCACGCGTAGGGACCTGATGGAAAAAATGCCGGAACTCTATATCTCCGGCTTGCGGGTCAGCAAAAACGATGCATTGACGGAAACCGAAGAAATTATTGCGTAAGAAAGGAGAATACCATGGTATATGATGCGGAAAATACCTTCTTTTGGAAGGAAAAAGTAACCGGCCAGAACGGCACAAGCGAAATAATTAAAACAGGGAAGGGTGATGCGGGAAATCCGCTCACCCTCGTAGTCAAAACGCCGGGCGTTACGGCAGATCTTACTGTCACGCTGGAAACGGCGGATAATGAGAAAATGACAGGTGCTAAAACACTCGGTACATATACGGCGGTAAAAGGGAAAACCCTTGCCGTAAAAGTGCCGTATGGGGATTTGGGATACTTACGTCTCAAATGGTCGGCCGCCGCCGCCCAGTCGGCAGGTGCCATTACGGCAGCCCTTGTTCTGGACGCGGATATCGCATAATGGACGGGATCCCGTTCCCGTCTATCCGGACGGGAAGAAAACTTGACCAGCTGCACGCAAACGAATTGCGTATCAAGCTGGAAAATGCCGGTATCAAGTATAGTGATACGGCAAGTAAACAAGAGTTAATAGAACTCGTAAAGAAGCATAAATTATAGATAAAGGGGGAGACGTCATTTTGGCGTCTCCTGTTTATCATAGAAAGGAACTAATCATGACAGATACGGATATCTGCAATATAGCCCTTAGTAACATTGGCAAGGGTACGATTGTAAACATCGAAGATCCAATGGAAAATGCAAGGGCATGTAAACTATACTATCATCCGACGCGGGAAACCGTATTAAGAGCGTACCCGTGGGGATTTGCGCATCGCATAGAAAAATTGGCGCTCTTGGATATAAAGACGCCGGGATATACCTTTACGTATGCGTATCCGCATAAATGCTTGAAAATAAATAAAATACGAACACAAGAACCGAACGAGCAGCAACATGAGCCGTATACGGTTATTAATATAGATGTTGCGACAAAAGCAATCTGTTGCGAAGTGTCGGCAGCATATGCCGACTACACATTAAATATCACCGATCCGCTTGTCATGGACAGCTTGTTTATTGAAGCCTTTAGTCGGTTGTTGGCGGCTAACATATGTATGCGGTTACTGGGAAATCCACAAAGCTATCAACTACAGTACCAGCTTTATCAACAGGCGGTACGGGAAGCCCGGCTGATGGATGCGCGGGAAGGACAAAGGGACGCCGTGTATCACAGTAATTACGCAACGAAAAGGAGAGTACGATGAGCAGCATTTATCTCATACAGCCGTCCTTTGCAGGCGGTGAAATATCACCGTATGTAGCAAACAGGGTGGATCTGGATAAATACAAATCCGCCCTGCTTAACGCGGAAAATACCGTTATCAGGCCGTACGGTGGATGCTACAGACGACAGGGCAGTCAATATATCGGGCAACTTAAGTATGACGATAAAGATGCCATGCTGGTAGCGTTTGCGGCCGGTATAGACGACGCCTATCTGTTGGAAGTGGGGTATCAATATATACGGATATGGAAAGATGATGCATATACGGGCGTGGAACTGCAAACGCCGTTTACGGATGTATCCAAATTAAACTTTACCCAGTCGGCAGATACGATGTTTATCTGTAGCGGTGACTATCCGATAAAGCGGCTGTCCCGTACCGTGTCGGGATGGAGCTTTGCAGACTATGAAATTACGGATCCATATTTCGATCCGACGACAACATCACAAACATTAGCGAATACCTTTTCTACTCCGGGCAGTTACACCTACACGGCAAAAGTAACCGGATGGCATACCGTACATATCGCCGGCGGTGGCGGCGGTGGCGGCGGTGGCTTGGGAACAATGATAAAAAGAAGAAAGGCTTACAAATATACCCTTACGACGGCAAGTGGTGGCCGGGGTGGAATGGGAGAATTGAAAACCATATCGGTTAAATTAAACGCGGGACATCAGTATAGTGTCACGGTGGGAAGCGGCGGCAATGGCGGTAAATCTATATGGCAAAATGACAACAACTTCCCAAGCGTAAATATAACAGACGGCACGGCGGGGGCCGGGTCCTCGTTTGACGGTAATACGGCATCAGGCGGTGGCGGCGGCGGAAAATGCACATACACGATAGATAATAATAAATTAAAGACTATAAATTCCGGTCCGGGTGGACAGGGATATTCGGGCGGCGGACTCGGCGGGAATGGTGGCGTAATTGAAAATAAAGTCGCCATAAACGGCGAACGGGGGCGGGACGGATGGGTGTCCATATCGTATGATGACAATAACACGATCGCGCCGTCGGCGACGTCCGGTGAAAATGTCACGTTGACAACACTTAAAGACACATTTAGCACAAAACTTATCGGCAGCCAAATCAGACTGACACAGCGTGTACCGAGCCAGACCGTATCCGTATCCTTGCGGGAAGAAACGAGGACGGTGGAAGGCGGAGCTATCCGCGTCGGCGGAACGTGGAAGCTCATCACGCACGGCACATGGAAAGGAGAAGTCACACTGCAGCAATCCATTGATGGCGTGCAGTGGCGGGAATACCGAAAATACACGGCAAATGACGATCAGAATTATACTGAGTCGGGGACCGTGACGGAACCGACATGGATCCGGCCCATCGTTTACATGGATAATAACGACGATACAGATAAAAGTAAAATAACGGTGGATTTAACGCGCCTGCCGTATACGCACGAAGGTGTGGGGAGAATAACGGCAGTGGACAGCCCGACACAAGCCAAAGTATCCGTTATAAAAGATTTCGGCACGACGGATAAAACGGAAGAATACGCGTTTAGCAGCTGGAATGAAATATCGGGATATCCGCGGCTGGCATGCTTTTTCCAGGACAGATTGGTGGTAGCCGCCACGCAGCGGGAACCATATTCCGTATGGATGAGCCGCACGGGGGATTATGGGAACTTTTCGGTAGAAAAGGCGGACGGAAACGTCACGGACGACAGCGCCGTAAAACTGGATTTAATCGCGCGGAGCGGCTTTGAAATCCTGCACCTGATACCGTCTACGGATTTGGTTATACTGACGACCGGCAATGAATGGATTATTCCGGGCGACAGTGTCATCACGCCGACAAAAGCCAATCCCCGGCCGCAGACCATGAGAGGATCCTCGCAATGCTTGCCGCAGCATATCGGCAATCGCATTATCCACGTACAGCGAAGCGGTGCGACCGTACGGGAACTTGGGTATCAGTACGATACGGATAACTATAATGGAGACGATCTGACGCTCCTGGCAACGCATTTAACCAAAAATCACAAACTGCTATCATCGGCATATGTGCAGGAACCGGATAGCATCATGTATTTTACAAGAAATGACGGCGTGTTATTGGCGCTGACACTTATTAAAGAGCAGAATGTCTATGCGTGGTCGCATATGACAACGGATGGGAAGTATAAGCATATCGTATCCATCTCGTCGGGAAACAATGACAAATTATGTGCCATTGTGGAGCGCACCGTAAACGGGACAACAAAAAAATACCTGGAAGTGTTTAATCCTATACAAGACGATACGGATACCTATGCCGATTGCTTTACCGTCGGTAGTGGGAATATGATATCCGTGCCGCACCTTATCGGGAAAACCGTCCAGATTGTCGTAGACGGGAAACGTAGTGAAGATAAAACCGTCCCGGAAAGCGGCATCGTGGAACTGGACGACACGTACGACAAAATCACTGCGGGGCTTCCCTATACCACACAAATCGAACAGCCGGTGCCGGACGTGCCGCTTAGGGAAGGCACTATGCAGGCGCGCATCAGCCGCATAAACACTGTGTGCCTTCGGGTGGAAAACTCATACGGCGGATATATAGGCTATACACAGACGGCGATGGATGAAATACAATATGACGAATGGTGCGTCTTGCAAACGGGAGATATTGTGCAGAGCATGCCGAACGCCGATATCGGCAGCAATACAAGAAACCATATACACATCAAGCACGAAGAACCGTTCCCGTTTGCGTTGAATGCGATTATCAGAGAGGTGAGTATCGATGGCGGTCTCGTCAAGAGTTATAATGGAACCCTTTGATAAAAAAAGTGTAAAGCACAGGGAAGCGATACAAACCATTGAAGAGAGGTTGCGTCCTATTGATCGGTTGGAAGTGGAAGGCGTCGGGATGACCGTGCAAAAATGCGCGTATCATCCCGATTGCGATAACTGGTTGGTAATAGCGCGTGACGGCACACCCTTATGCGTCTTTGGCGTATCGCGGGTACGGCATGGCGATATGGGACATGCTGTATGGATGCTGGCGGCCGTGGATGTAAACCGATATAAAAAAGAAATCATCAGGATAGGAACGAACGTATTACAACACTATGCCGCTATATATGGGCAGGTATACAACGTTATATCAATCCAAAACAACCAATCCCGTCGTTGGATTGCCGCGGCGGGAGCGGTGTTTTATGAACCGTTTACGGCAAATAATGAGAGATGGCAGGCATTTACGATAAAAGGAAGTGAGAAACATGTGCGGAGTACAGTGGATGATGGCACTGACGGCGCTGCAGGGGATACAGCAATATAACCAGGTAAAACAACAGACGGCGGCGCAGGTGGCCGTAAATAACCAGCAGGCGGAATTGGCGCGACAAAATGCAAAGATAAGTGAAGCAAGGCAATCGCAAATTGCGGAGAAATACGCAAACGATCAGAGAAAACTGGATGACAGAATGAGGCTTATGGCAGGACAGGCGGCGGCGCAGGCGGGCGGCAGCGGACTGACATTATCCGGAAGCCCCTTGGATGTACTGATGTCGGGATACGGGGCCTATCAGGATGACAGTACGCAACTACTGCAGAACCAACGAAATGACGTGCGAAGCGAATACATTAACGAAGTGAATTATCGCAACCAGGCATCCACGTACAATGCGGCGGCGGCAAATGCCAGGGCACAGGGGAAGGCGGCGGCCTTGGGAACGATCTTGAGTACGGCATCGTCATTATGGGGAATCCATAACAGCTACAAAGGGGCAGATACACCGGCGCAGGTGGCAGGCGGTACCTTTACCTACCCGACGGACTTATTAAATGCGGGAAAAGCGCGGCAACTGGGAATATTTGGCAACACATTTAAATACAATGGCAATATATTCGGCACGAAGAATATAAAGTGGGGTACATAAACGATGGATATAAAACCGTATAACAGAGCGGTTGATGGTAATACCGTACAAGGACAAATACAGGCCCCTGCTAACGCGGAAGCATACGGAGCAAATACAGGCGGTAGCCAAATACTGGAAAAAGGATTAAATGACGCCAGGGCACAACTGCAGGCGTACATGGATGATTTAATCAATTTGAAGGTGGTAGACGCATCCAATCAATATCAACAGAAAATAAATGACTTGCTGAATAATCCGGAAAAAGGACTGTTGACAAAAAAAGATGTAAATGCGTTGGACGTGATGCGGCAGTATGAAGAGGGCGAAGCAAAGATCCGACAGGAAGTTATGGCAACACTGCCGGACTACAAAAAGGCCCATCTCGCATTTACCAGTATGGCCGATGATACGAACTTGGCCAAATTGGGAGTGGCAATGAAATATCAGTATGAGCGGCAGGAAGAATACAGGGATAACGTATTTAACACACGTATAGCACAAAATACAGATAACGTGGTGGAAAACGGCATTAATGCCAATATTTTCGACGCATACAACAAAAATGAAGCGGTCATACGAACGTTGTACGGCAATCAGATAGGCGAAGAAAATTTAAAGCAGAAAATCAAAGACGCCAATACCAATTTGTTAAAAGCATATATCCCAAGCATCATCGCAGACGGCAGCCCGGACGGATTTGATTTAGCGGGACGACTGCTGTCGGAAGCATCCCCGTATGTAAACGACAGCGAATTATCGCAAATGACAAGCACCGTAGCTAACAAAAGAAAAGCCGGAGAAATCACAAAGAGCTTGGAAACGGCAAGAAAATTATTCCCCGGCGATCTGGAAAAACAGCAAGAATACATCATGTCGCATAACGAAGTGGTGGAATATAAATACGTCAGCGGCTCGGCAGGCGGTACGGGTGCCTTTGAAGCGAATGCAACCATCGAAAGCGGCGGCAGCGGCGATTACGAGGCATACAATGAAGGATCAGGTGCGTTCGGCAAATATCAATTCCTGCCAAGCACATGGGCGGAAGTATGTGCCGCAACGGGGGTGGATGTAAACGACCATTCAAAAGAAGCTCAAGATAAAAATGCGCAATACTACTGGAAACAAATACTTGATGCAGTAGGCGGCGACGAAGAAGCGGCTTGCGTTGCATGGAACTGGGGGATAGATAACGGGAAGAGGTGGGCGCAAGGATACACTACTGGCATTTACGACGGACAGGAATTTGCATTTAATCAGCCCTATCTCGGCAATATGGCCGTAACGGAACGAGTGGCAAAATTCAGGGCACTGAAAGGACAAAGCGGCGGCACGGACGGATTAGTGGACGCCGGCTTTAAATACTCGGTGGATAACGGCTTGGTCGGGATTGAAATGGCGAACGGCCGTAACGGATGCGCGGAATTTGTCGGTAAATTCGGGGCAAGTTACAGCCAATTCCTGGCAGATGAAGCCAATAAAGGAGTCGTGTACGTGCCGTCTATGGTGCAGGACGCAAAAGATGCGGGGATCGCAGTTATTCCATTTGATGCACAAAACCTGCATAAAGGGGATTGTATCGTATATCATACCGGCGAAGGCGACGAAGGTCACATTGTCATATACGACGGCAATGGCGGATTTTATGGCAACAGCAGCGAATCGGGCGTAAACGGGCTTACCGTGCACGGAAGCGATTACAATATACCCGGTATGACGCCGCAGGAAATCATTCAAACGGGGGACAACGGGAAAGGCCATTATATACAGGTAAAGAGACGTAAATACTCTTTGGATGAATTGGCAGTGCAAAAACAGGAATTGCGCCGCATGTGGGAACAGGACGAGCGCGTGAAACAGGAAAAAATAAATGCAAAAATAACCGCGGCGAAAAACACGTTTACGGATTGGAAAATCAACAATCCGGACGCAACGGATACCGAATCAAGGGCTATGTTAAGTAGCATTATCGGGGATGATGAGGATTTAAGGCATAGCGCATTGGGTGGGCAGTTGATTAGTTTGGACAGAAGTATTAAGGCTAAAGTGGAACAGGAAAATGCCGCAAATTACCGCGCCAACACATTTCACATAAACGATCTCATGAAAAATATCAGCACAGGGAAAATTAAAGATGAGGAAGAACTGACAAAGGCTATTGAATATACACAATTAAAATTTACGCCGGAACAAATGAATAAATTGTATACGTATTTATCTGATTTTAAAAACGGGAAGAGTTTTAACATATCAAACTATGTCAATGCGGATATGGTCGGCGTTATGAACCATGTATTTGCGGAACAAAAAGGCGCGTTAGATGTTATCGTCGGAGAAAAATTCGCACAATATAAAGCGGAACACGGCGGAGAAGAGCCGGACCTGGAGACAATTCGGCAATGGACTATTTCGGCTATGTATCAATTTGACACCGGCGCAACGGCTAAATACGGGATGTTTGAGGATACGCCATTACAATTTTCTGATACGGACGTGCAGCGCATGGGATATGCAGGATGGGAGCGCATAAAAACACCGGAAGGCGTATATATACGTTTCTATACGCCATACGGAGATTTTAAAGATGTATATGCAACGGAAGTACCGGACATGTTAAGACGTGCCGGATTGAGGTGATAAGATGCTATCAGAAGAAAGAGAAAAAGAATTAAAAGCCTTGGCGGAACAAACCGCAAAAGGGTATATTGTAACGGATCGTCAGGCAACTGGTGAACCGGAACAACGATGGAGTCTGGAACTTGAACATACCGACGATGAAGGTAAAAAATGGCGTGCCGAAAATGATTACGGCGGCACGTTGATTGAACGTGCTGTAGACAGCGCGGGAGAAATTTATCGCAATATGATAAGCGGCGACGAAGGAACCATGTCGGAAGCCAAACGACTTGGCGAACGAGTGGGGATATCTCCGCAGTTTTTACTGGACAATCCGGAATCACTGGAACGGGTACGGGAAATAAATAAAGAGTCTATCAATTGGGCGTACATGCGCGGGCAAAGATTTAGTGCGGCGAACCTTGACAGCTTGTATCCGGAACTGGTGGAAATGCGGCAAAGGGATCCCGTGGGGGCCTCAATTGCCCTCAAAAATTATGCGGATATGACGGCAACGCAGGTCATCTTTGATAATTTAAAGGAAAGCAAAAATAAAGCCGTAGCGGATTGGCAAACAGCCGTAAATGCGTTTAATTCCGGATCGGATATGGTAAAACTGTACGACGCGCAAATGAGAGTATATAACGGGGAAGATATGGAATCCGTGCGTCCGGAAATCGATACCATAAGCAGAAGATTGCAGGAATATCAGGAACAGGACCGGCCGGATACGCAAATGGGAAAAATTGTCTATGATACAATCCGGCAATTAACGGTAATGGGCAATCAAGCATTACGGGCATCAAAAAGAGCGGCCCAAGGGGCGGTTGTCGGGGCAACGGCGTCCGTGGCACTGGCGGCGGGAATTGAAGGGGCTACATTAGGAGCTGGCACGCCTGTTGCGATAGGAACCATTTTAGCAGGAGCGGCCCAAGGTGCGTCTTTGGGATTTAGAGTCGGATACGGCGAAGAAGTATGGAAACAAAGTGCGGCGTCCCGGTATTGGGAACTCATGAATCGTAAAGACGCCGCAGGAAACAAAACTTACACAAGAAAGAATGCACTGATAGACAGTACAGCTACAGGCGCGTTAAATGCAGCGATTGAAGTAGGATTGCTGCATGTAGCGACAAAGCCTATTACCGCCGCATGGGGGAAGAATACGGCTAAAGCCATATTAAATAGCGCGGCGGCACAGCGCTCCATTGTGGATGCGGGAGAGTCCGCATTGATGCGGATGGCATTGGTATCGGGCGGTAAACAGTGGGCAAGAGGCAGTGCGGCGGAACTTGCGGAAGAAGGGTCACAGCAGATTGTAAACGATCTGGCCGATAATGCGGAAGCGTATATTAACCGAAGCGAAAGTGAAATACACAGCCCGGACGAAGTACTTAAAAATGCGATAGACGCCATGGTACAGGCCGTCCCGGCTGTTATCGGTATGGGTGCGGTTGGAGTGGGCCCGCGCATGATAGGAGAATATCACACCACCAAAGCCGTTGCCGGTGCGAGAGTGGAAAACTGGCGACAATTATACCAGCGCCAGGTGGAACAGGATGCCATTACAAGGCTGATAGAAGATAAAAAAACAAACAAATTGGCGCAAACCAATCCGGAAGTATATCGTAATGTCATCCAGGCCCAGGCGGAAAAATCAGGCATGGAAGAATTGTACGTGGATGCCCAGGAACTGGCAAGAACGGATAAAGGCGTAGCCGTCCTGACCGACATTGTAAATAAAGGTATGGTAACGGCGGAACAGGTGGACACGGCGATTGAAAAAGGAACGGATATCGTTATCCCGACAGGCGTGTTTACGCAGCTTGCGGATGAAAGCATGGATACGGATACCTTGATGCGGGCCACAACAATGACACAAAAAGGTATCCATCGGGCAGCACTGGAAGATCGGGCCGCGCGGCTGGAAAACATGAGAAAAGAAATAGCCGAGTTGGCAGCCAATAAAAAAGACGCCCTTACAGGCGAAATATTAAAAGATCATTTTGCCGATGCCGATCCGCAGGTACAAGAAGCGGCAGCGGATATCATCAGCCGCAATCCGTATGATCTGGAAGAAGGATATAAAGAATCCGTAAAAGAAGCCCGGAAGAATTATGAAGACGCGATAAACTTTAATTACTACTGGAATTATCAGCCCGAAGGCGTAAGCATTATCACGGCGGATATAGACGGACACAACAATACGGGAAGCGGCAGGGGAATCCGTGTGTCGGAAAATGAACCGTGGTACAGTGATATGTATAAAGAACTGGGCCGCAAAGCGACAAAAGCGGAAATGCTGGACGTAGCGTATAAAAACGAATATAAAGAGCTGGCCGCAACCACTCCGGAAAGATTGGAAGAGTGGAATGAAGCGGTGCAGGCGGCGAAAGAAAAATATGAAGCGGTAGAAGGACTGAAAGACAAAATTGCGGAATTGAATAACAGCGATTATGCCCTGCGCAAATCGCTGTCTAAAGAAGGTGCGGAAGTATACCGAAAAGTAGCACAAACGTTGGAACAGGGGCCGAAAGCCGTGCAGTCCGCCGCAAAAGAAAACGCCTATATATACGCCCGGCTGGCGGAAACGTGGGCGAAGATACGACAGGAATATGGCGATACATTGTATACGGCGAAAGACTTCATGACGGCACATCCGGTTGTCATGGGGCAAGGGACCGGAAATTTTTTCCAAACAATCACGCCGGAAGAAAAGCTTACAAGAGACGAACAAGCATTTATGAAGACAATCGACAAATTCATGAGCAATGAATTAAAAGAAAAAGTCGTCGATGTCATGACAACTCCGTTGGTTATGAAATTAGTAGGTGGAGAAGTCCTGCCGATAAAAATATCCTTGTTTGAACTCGGTAAAATTTTAAAAAACAGGCACAGTGATGAAATATCCCCGGAACTTTTAAAACGGCTGCCGAGAGCGCTGGCAGATCCGCTGATGATACTGGATACATATAACGGAAAAGGCGGACAAAAACGAAAAATTATAGTTGTGGACCTTACAGGGAAAACAGGATCTAATGTAATAGTGCCGTTGGAACTGGATACTAAAATTCGTCAAACTGGTGAAATTGCCAATTTAATGATATCCGCGTATGAGCCGACGTATGAACCCAAGAAAAAGGGGGAACAAAAAAAGCCGAGATATAAGTATTTTTTCGATAAAATAAAAGAGGGAAAATTAGAGTATGTAAACAAAAATAAGACCAGACAATGGTTAAAATCGGAGACGGTATATTCCGCCATGCCCGATGAATCCATCGCTGGTCTTATTTTTGAATCTAATATACCAAATGAAGAAAATCTTGTCAAATTAAAAGAACAATATCCGGGATACTATCAACGCGCATGGCACGGGACGCCTTATGATTTTAATGCGTTTGATTTATCGGGCATAGGCAGTGGTGAAGGAAATCAAGTGCATGGATGGGGATTGTATTTTGCCCAAAACAGAGAGGTGTCGGAAGCATATAAAGACACATTCGGCAGTAAGGGAAGCGCTGTTGAATTAAATGGTGATATATGGACCGTTAGTGAATCGGGAGACTGGGAAACAGACGGAAAGACCGCAAAATATGGGGAAGCGGTAGGGTATGCCCTGGATGCCTTGGAAGCACACGGCACAAAAGACGCCGCGATTAGTGCCTTGCAGAAAGAGTTAAAAGAGGGAAAATTCCGCGGTGCATATATAGCCGAAGCACAAAAAGCTGTGGATATCTTACAGCAGGGAGAAGGAACAGGGCATAAAGGCGGAAGATTGTTGGAAGTGGAAATCCCGGATGAGGATGTGCTGCTGGATGAGCAGAAGTCATTTGACGAACAGCCGAAAAAAGTAAAAAACGCATTAAACAAGCTCATTGATAATATGGACGAAGATCAACTGTGGGATATTGATGATGTGGGAACCGTCGGCATACAAGGGGCCCGAAAAACCGCCAAAAGAATGTTTAAAAACAGTACCGGCCAAAGTATATACGGAACGCTGTATGATTTATATGGCGGAGATAAGGAAGCCTCGTTAAAGTTAAATGAATTTGGAATTAAGGGAATTACGTATGAAGGTACGCAAGAAGGGCGCTGTTATGTGGTCTTTGATGACAAAGCGATTGAAATACGTAATAAATACGATCAGGATATAAAAGCGTCGTACGAATCGGCAACGGGGGCTATCCGGTTATTTGATGCGGCGGATCAGTCCTCATTTATCCATGAAGCGGCCCATATGTATTTGTCGGAAATGGGCCGTATGGTACAGGATGAGAACGTACCGTACCGGCTGCTGAAAGACTGGAACACCATCCAGGAATGGGCGGCGTACAAGCCGGAAGATATGGCGGATTATGTGGGAACGGCACGGGAAAAAGAATTCCGCGCATATATCCAAGAGATTGAAGCGGCAAGGAAATCGGGGGATGTTGTAGCTATTAAAGCAGCAGAAGAACGATGGATACAGGAACGCTTTGCAAGAGGGTTTGAGCGGTATATAGCCGAAGGAAAGGCACCGGCAGAAGCCCTTAAGAGCCCGTTCAGGAAATTTAAAGCATGGCTTGTATCGATTTATCGCGATTTAAAAAACCTCGGTAAAGAACCGCCGGAAGACGTAAAAAGAGTTATGGACCGAATGTTGGCTACAGACGATGAAATTGAAAACTGGGCCAAAATAAGAGAACTTAGCGCATGGGACCGTAAAGGATTTGCGGGGGACCTCACGGGCAGCGAAGGGGAGATGATAAAAGAATGGAACGATAAAATAAAAGCCTGGGCAAAAGAAAAACTGTTGGCGGGTATCATGCAGACGCAGCAGGACATGTGGGAATCACAAAAAGAAAGTGGTCTTGCAACCGAACGTATTGATTATGAAAAACAACTGACCGAAGAAAACGAAATATATAAACAGGAACTTATATATCGTTCCGCGCAAGATGATAAGAAGTTAAATATCCTCAAAGCATACGGGTATGAAAATGCGGCGGAATTTGAAAAAGCATTGCAAAAAGCCGGTGGAACGTTGGAAGAACGGGTAAACCGGTATATGGAAGAACGGCGTGAGGCTTACGAAGATATGATGCCGACGGCGGAAGATATACGTATGGCGGCTGATGCGGAACTGGCCACAACGAGCGGACAGGCGCGATTGGCACAGCTGGAAGCGTATGCCATGAGAAAGAAAATAAACGGGTATATCGCAGAAGCTGTACGGGCGATGCGGGAAACGGATAAACTGGAAGGAAAATCGGAAGAAGAAGTGACAAAAGGGCTGCAGCAGATATTAAACGTCGCATCGGAAGAAGATGTGAAGAAAGGACAATCTGTAGCAAAAATGCTGCAGAAGCAGAATGTAAAAGCGGAGCTTAACAGCATAAAGGCGGCCCTGAAAGAAGTTATGCAAGGGTTAAATGCGGCGCGGGACGCAACGAACGGGAATTACATGCGGACATTGAGAGCGGCACAGGAAGAACTGGAACAGTATACGGTAGCCGACGCTACCACGTGGCGGCACTGGGAAATAAAGGGAAAGTCGGAAAGCCATCGGGCTGATGCACTCATGGCGTCGGGAAACTTTAAAGACGCTGTATTGGCTAAGAACAACAGCCTGAAATACTACTGCATGGCACGGGCGGCCAAGGATAATCAGGAATACGTACGTAAAAAACTGGAAGGCGAAAACGGACGTATGGACGATCAGCATGAACCGATGGACGGCGTGCTGGGAATGATAAAACGCATTAGTCGCCGCAAAGATCCCGTGCAATTAAATGCCAACAGCCGCTACTTTATCCAGCATTTGGCGTATGTTACCGGGCTACGAAGCCAGGACGGCATAAAACCGTTGGGAGAAGATGGAATGCCTGGTGATATAAACTGGGAATCCATCTACAGGGATCTGTCACCGGATTATGCAATGGACGAAAGTACGGGACCAAAACCGGATGATATCGTCGCCCCGTGGCTCCGGGCGCTTGTCATGAGTAGCGAAAAACAGGATTACAAAAATATGCCGATGACGCAGTTTAAAGACATGATAACCGCCATGAACGTCATATATAAAGTATCCCGCAGAGAATACGAAGCAACGACATTGACAGATAGCAACGGCATGTCGGTAGGAATGGAAGAAGCGGCAAGGCGCTTAATTGACACCGTTGAACCGGTTGAAGACTTTAATGCGATGCAAGCGCAGAACGACAAGACAAGTACCGGCAGGGCGAAAGAGTGGGCGTCCGATGCGCTATTATCATTGACAAAACTGGAAACTATATTTAATCGCTTCGGGAAAGACTGGATGCAATTGGTGTATGAGCCGATAAACCAGGCATCAAACAAAGAACTCATCCTTAAAGAAAAAGCCTGCAAAGAGTTTGCGGCGATACACAACATGTACAGCTTGGAAGAATGGCAGACCATGCGAAGCGTAAAAGCCTATACCGTCGGCGTTACCGAACGGTTTACACGGGAACAGGTTATGTGTATGGCCCTAAACTGGGGGAATCTGGAAGGGCGCCGGCGTGTACTGTCCACCATCAATAAAGACGTAAAACACGACTACCACCTTGTAAAAGAATACGACGTGCAGCAAATATTTGAGAGCGCGCTCACACAAAAAGACTGGGATTTTATAGAGAAAATCTGGGAACAGATCGGGCAGTATTGGCCGGAACGAAATAAAGTGCAGGAAAATCTGTACGGGGTAGGACTGGGAAAAGTCCGGGCATTGTCTTTTACGATTAACGGCCGAAAACTGACGGGCGGATACTACCCTATTAAGTACGACAGCAGATTAAGCAGCCGTAGCAGTGACATTGAGGCCGACGATATCATCAGGCAGCAGTTGTCCGGTAATGCCACTATGGCGATCGGCATGGGCAGTACCAAGTCACGGGTATCCGAAGTAAAAAATCAGCAGCTGAATTTACGCTTGGACGTATGGCCGGCGGCGGTAAATGAAGCCATCCATCATATAGCCATGCGTGAAGCGGTAACGGATGTATATAAACTGATCAATCATCCGGAAGTACAGCGGGCCGTAGAAGAAAGATACGGGAAAGAAACCTTTGCAAAAATAAAACAATGGGCGAAAGACTGCTGGAAAACGGATGTACAGAAACAAGATACCGTAAGTAAAATGCTGGAACAGATGCGCCGGAATACATCGGGCGCTGTTATGATGTTCCGTACGACAACAGCGGCCCTAAATGCGTTAAATATCTTCCCGATGATGTGGAAAATAGGAGCGCCGCAAGCCGTGAAAGCGCTGGTTAATTTCGGGCTTGGCTTTTATAAAGGAACCGATACGTACAACGCAAACAGGGCCTTTGTCATGGAACATTCGCCCATGATGCGGTCCCGTATGAATACCATGGACCGTGACATCCAGCAAGATATGAAAATCAGTGTACAAGCCAATACGGGGCTAGCAAAAGAAAAGGCGAGAAGCGTTAAAGATGCAGTTAATCGGTATGGGTACTGGTTTATCACGGAAACGGATCTTATGATGTCAATGGCGCTATGGAAGCACTCATATGATGAATCCATGCAAAAACAGGTGGAAGCGGGCGAACTGAATAGAGATGTACTGGAGCGCAACGCAGTAAGCGCGGCGGATGCGAATGTACGGGCCGTATATGGATCGGGAATGGTCAAAGACCAGGCAGAAGTGCAGCGTAAAAACTCTCTTATCGGACAACTTACCCCGTTTTACTCATATTGTAATACACAGCTAAACGCCCTTATTGCCGCCGGGTACAATTGGAAAGATAACGGCAACCGCATGGCCGTATATAATGCCGCGCTGTATTGGATCGTATTGCCGACGATATTTGAATCACTGTACCGAAGCGCCGTGGCGGGAGAAGTGGACGATCCGGATAAAATGCTGCGCCGACTCGGCCTAACGGCCATACGTAACGCAGATCAGGGAATACCGGTTGCCCGCGACGCCATAGAGGGAGCCGTAAGCGTCATGCTGGAAGGATACAAAGGAAACGGCATTACGCCGCTGGCCGTCTCCGGATTTGAAGAAATGATTAATGCGGTAGAAGCTGCTACAAGTGACCGAAAAGACTGGACAGATATCGGGCGTGCCGTAAGCCGCGTAAGTAATCGATATGTCGGGTTCTCCGACACACTGACGGACGGATTCTGGACACTGGTTCGCTTTTCGTTAGTTGATACGGACCGCAATCTTATGGACCTGATGACCTCAATCATTTTTGATAAGAGGTATAAAACGGTAGAGGAACGGAAAAATATGGAAAAACGAAAAAATAAAAAGGGGGATAACAAATGATAAACGAAACGAAAATAAGCATAACCTATGAAGGGGACGGCGTAACAACGTCGTTCCCGTTCCCTTACCCGTACCGGGACGCGGGGGATATTATCGGATACCTTGTGGATGAATTTGAAAGTGAAAAAAAAATTGAAACAAATTATACGTACAACAAAGAAGAAAATAAATATATCTATCCTGTGGCGGGTGAACCGATAAAAAAACCAAACAAAATAAAACTGATACGCAGTACGCCAATGCAGCAGAACGTCGATTTACCAAACAAAATGCCGTATATATCCATTGAAAAAGAACTCGACTGGATGATTATGATTCTTCAGGAAATGGGATACGATGTAGAAATCGCAAAAGAAACGGCAAACGCGGTAGAAGCGGGAAAAGAGGCGCAAATAGAAATACTGGCCAAAACCAACGAAATTAAAAACGCTGTAGAAAAACTAAAAGAAAAGACGGAAGAAACGAAAAATGAAACGGTTGGATTAAAAGAGAATGTAGAAAGCTTGAAAAAAGATACCGAGATAATAAAAAACGCGGCGGAACAATATAAAAAAGACGCAAAAGCATCGGCAGATAAAGCGGCGGCCCTGGCGGGAACTTTTGAAGATTTCACAGGGGCGACGGCTACAAAAGACGGCACCGGCGGAAAAGTGCCAAAACCGCTAAAAGGCGAGCAAGATAAATATTTAAAAGGATCGGGGGAATGGGGAGTTATTCCCGAATTAAGTCTGGGATCAGTACACATTATCCAACAACTTGCACTGACGAAAATGATAACCGTTATATCATCGTTACAAGAAAATAGTTGGTTCGGACAGCTATTGAAATGGGTGCTTACGGCATCCGGTGTAAGATATAACTTAGCGGGAAACGGGTATATATGCCTCGGCTCATTTTTTGGTGGACTAATTATACAGTGGGGAAGTACCGTGTTAACGGTAGATGGAAACAAGCATTCCATTCAGCTTCCCATCCCCATAAATTATGCTATTGCGGCTCAAGTTACTGTAAGATCTCTGGATTTCAATGGTTTTGTTGTATGCCCGTATTGGTCTGAATGCACAAAAACAACTATTAATATCACGACTGACTATGAAATAGGTCAAGGATATGGTGGCAATGGACAGACGGTATTCTGTTGGCTTCTAATAGCAATTTAGACAGTGGGGATTAGTTGCAGATTATACCGGTCCCCATATAGTTGCTACGCTCCCCGTTGCGGTAAGTGAAGGGATACTGGTTTTAGCTGGCGATACCGGAGAAGCAACAATATGTTATGGTGCCCAATTTAAAACAACGAGATCAATAGCAATTTATTCAAGTCAGCCAACATGGACACAATCTACACAGTATGTAGCAATCGGAAAAATTTAAACAGTGGGGAAATGGGGATGTTAGCGGAACATCTGCAACTATCCAATTCCCTATTGGCTTTGGTAAGTGCTTTCAAATTTTAGCCGGTGATGTTGGGTCCGGTGCACATCCGTTAGGAGCTTCCGGCACCAATACCACGGCAACGATTTACAATGCAAGTGCAACAAGTGTAACTTATCGATGGATTGCCGTCGGCAAGAGTTAGATATCACTCTTTATTTGCCAATTACAATTTCGATTTGTGTACAGAAGTAATCGACTGCCTTTTGCTTGCCATTCTCGGATACTACAAAAACAAAAGGCCGCCTCCGATTTCCAGTTAGTTTCTTAATACAGCCGTATCCGTTAGGTTTACGCATAATAAAGCCTCCTTTATGGAGGCTATTTTAACAGGAGGATGAAATGAATAATACAAATGTCGAATATTATATTGCTGGTTTTGCTGCAGATGGAAAGCGTGTAGGATCGCTTATATGCGAGTTTAATCCGACAAAAGATAAAAATGAGGGTAAGATTGACATATTAAGAGAAGAAGCTAAAGAACTGTTTTCCGATGCGACTGTCATTGAGATTATTTCCGCAGAAGATTTTAATAAGTACGTAACCGGAAATTACATCCGAGGTGCAAATGGGAAGCCGATTGAATATATCGCTCCGGAGCCGACTGCAGAAGAGAAAAAGGTCGCGGAAGCTGTCAAAATAGCAGCTAAATACGAGCCACGGTTTACCGAGTTGAAGAACAATATGATTACGGCGGTGCTACTTGATGACAAGGAGCTACAGACAGAAATCAAAGAAGAGTATACGCAAACGATGACGGACTATAACCAAGAATTGGGGGCGTTATAAATGAAAAGATGCAAGGTATGCGCGAGAAAATTGGACAAGAAAGGACAATGCACGAATAAGAAATGCCCGGAATACACACGTGCCAAAATAATGCAAGATACAGAAAATAAATGCATCGAAAAGAAAGGATAATGCGTATGGGAGAACATGATTTCCAAAGCGAGGTTATTGATCGTCTGGCCAGGATTGAAGAACAGGTACGCCAAATAAGCGTAGTCGTAAACGGGCATGATGCGGAAATAACCGACATGAAAGAGACTGCAGTAATTGCACGGCAAAGCGCCAAGTCGGCCCATCATCGCATTGACTATATTTATATCATTGCGGGCAGTATTGCCGCCGCTGTATCATTTGTTATCAATTACTTTAAGGGGCAATAATGGACAAAACAAAAATCATCAACAAAATAAAATCCGTATACGAAAACATACGGATAGCCAACGTAAAACCGACAGGGGTACTGGCAACAAGGGCACTGGTAATCATATTACTGGTGCCTATTCTATTGGTGATAAGCCAATATGCAATGACGTGCGTTCGTGGGTATCTGGACGATGATACAGGAAAACTCATTGATGTGGGCATCAAGATAATTGATCACATCTTTATACCGACGGTACTGACGGCGCTGGTGGGTTTCTTGGCACTGTGGATCGATAGAAACGGAGACGGGATACCTGACAAGCTGGAAAATGCACAAAACACACCGATAACAACGCTATCAACAAGAAGGGAGACCAGGAAAAATTATGACGAACGGATTTGACATATCGGCTTGGCAAGCCGACATAAACGGTATGCCGCTCTTTGATGTATCACGCATGAGCCGGGCGAAGGAAGAGGGAAACAGCTTTGTGATTATAAAGCTTGGCGAGGGCTTCCAGGAAGATGAGTTTTTTACGCAGCATATGACAGCGGCCCTAAATGCCGGATTGGAAGTGGGCGTATATTACTTTTCACGTGCATATGATACTCAAACCGCAGAAAAAGAGGCGGCATTTGTAATTAATACGTTAGTTGAACATGGGTATACGAATTGGCATGTAAAAGCCGGGATATGGTACGACTATGAAGAACATCGGCAATTGCGTAATAACATTAATTATGGAGTGGTAACGCCGCAAACCATGACAAACTGCATCAGCGTGTTTGTGAATCAATTGTGGCGGGCTGGATATGACTTTGTCGGAGTGTACAGTGGGTACAGCCTGCTGTGGGATGAAACCTACATGTATAGCCAGTGCCCATCCGTGCCGGTATGGTGCGCACAATACGACCGCAATTGTGATTACCCGAATGTAAAGATCTGGCAATATACAGATAGAGGGATTGTTGCCGGGGTGGAAGTGGATTGCAATGTTATGTATTAAAGAGAGGAGATCCGCATGTATGAAAAAGTTAAAGAATATAAAAAACGTCCGCTTTATATTGCTTGCGTGCTTATTGTTATTGTTGCTGCCGTCGGGTATCTGCTTTGCCGACACTACGATCACACAGCAGGAAACAGTGGTAATGCAGTTGTCACAATACAACAGATTAAAGACGATAATCAGTCAGCAAGAGATGACATTAAATCTGCTGGAGATAAAATTAGAGAATCTACAGAAGACATCGACGGGACAATCGCAAGAATTGACGACTCTTTACAATCAATTGAGCGACTCCAAGAATCAACTGCAGAAAACGCACGAAAAATTGATGATTGCCGAAATCTCGTTGGAGAAGGCAGACGAAACCTTGAAGAGGCAAGCCGAATCCTTAGAGACATTGACGAAGCAAATCAAATCAATGGAACACAAGATGAGAGTCGTTAAACGGCAGAGGAATATGTGGGCAGTGGTCGCCGGTATAGTAACAGGAGCCGCAATTATGAGGGGGATATAAATGCCCTGGAGAGCGGAAGAAAAAACGAAGTTAAGCAAAGCCGATTCCAATAAACAACAACGGTAAGTTGTTTATTGGGTAGGCGTTTTATTAAACAACTTATTAAAAAAGGACGGGCTGGATAAAAAGATATTGATTATCCAGCCTGTTCTCTACGTGGTTGATATGATATTATATAACATACAATGCTAATGAGGGGATATTTATGTATAAACAGAAGTTCGCATTTATAGTTACATACGGATGTCAAATGAACAATTAAATCAGATGAAAAGAACGGCGCCATTGCGCCGTTTATTTTTTTACAAAAAAACATCCCGCCTTTTACGACGGGATGTAATTAATATATAAATGTATGAGTGACGCCGTTGGAAAACGTAATGGATTGTACCCGTCTGCCGGCAACAGTAATGCGGTTAATGATGCGGAGCAGGAAATTATGAATTGTTTTGTCGTCCACATAACTCATGATTTCCGGATAACTCATAGAGTCGGCAGAAAGTAACGCTTGTAATGAAGCATGACTGATAGCGTCCGTTACAACATCTTCCGTAGAACTTACGGGGGCGGGGGCAGAACGAAGCTTGTTTTCTAACTTTTTCTTTTCGTCCGCATAATCTGATGGGCTTAATGTGCCGTCACCGTACAAATAAAGATCTTTCAAACGCGCCAGCGCTCTTTCGATTTTATGACGTTCAGCGGCCGCAAGATCGATAGTAGGTGAAGAATTAGGCATCTCATAAGCGGCAGGATGGGAACGAGTGTATGCGCGATATATAGCTTTAATGTCCTTAATATCGGATACTCCGGATAAGTTGTGAAGAAGTATTTCTTTCATGGTGGATGCGGACGCAGGGGAAGCAATCTGTACGCGCATCATATTCTGTATATACGTGATGACAAACGGCAGCAAAGTTACATCACTAGGTTGCAGCTCGTGACATCCCCAATGATGGCGGACGCCGGCACAAGTATAGACGCTGGGACAAAGACCTGTGCGCTTCCTAACTCTGTCTTTGCGGGAGATAAAGTGCTGTCCGCAACTGCAATACAATAAGGTGGAAAAAGGGTGATAATTCTTCCGCCGGTGTTCATGTGGCCCCGGCTTTTTAAAACGTGTCTGCACTTGATTAAATTCCTCTTTGGATATAATAGCCGGCAGGGCCTCTTCAAGAATAATCCATTCGGATTCCGGTTTAATTTCTCCGCGGCCGGCGGAACGATAATTATATCGCAGTGTACCGGCAAACATGGGATTAGTGGCAATGTGCCGGACAGTAGTGGGTGTCCACCTGCCGCCGCGCTTAGTCGGTATTTTATTCTCGTTAAGGTAGACGGATACACGAAAAACACCGTCACCGGCAAGTAGCATGTCGAACATCTTGCGTACAACGGCGGCCTCTGTGGGATTGATTGCGGGGATTTCTTTTTCCTTGTCCCAATCGTACCCGAACGGCATACGGGCCCCGTTCCATAATCCTTTTCTTGCACGAGCGGTCATAACACCTTTTACGCGCTCACTGGTCATCTTCCGTTCCAGCTCGGCAAAGATCAGTATGATTTTGAGCATTGCCTCGCCGATGGCGGAAGAAGTGTCAAACTGTTCGTTGCGGCTCACAAAAACAATATGGAGTTTCTTCAATTCGTCGTACATTGTCGCAAAGTCCAACAGATTGCGGCTGATGCGGTCGATCTTATAAACAAGTATATGCGTAAACTCGTGATTCCGGCAGCGGCTCATCATATCCTGATAAGCGGGACGCTCCGTATTCTTACCGGAATAGCCGGCGTCCGTGAATAATTCGTATTCGTCTATACCGAGAACTTGTTTGGTATAGGCAATCAGACTTTCTTCCTGGACGGGCAGGGAATCTTTGTCTACCTGATAGGTAGTGGAAACGCGACAGTAAATTGCCGCCTTTTTTGGTGTCATTATATATCCTTCCTGGCGTGCGGGGCCGGGTATACAAATGTATATGGATTTTGGTATAATGACCTTGCAGGTCACTTACAAATCCATGCGGGGTGAGTAAATGTCTTGCATTCCCGTTAGTATTAGCGGTACTGACGGGATTTTTAGTTATTAGAATTAATGAAGAGATTGATAATATTCATGTCTGTTTTTTATTTCCTTAATAATGTTCTCTAAACGATCTTTTGATTCGCGTGCTTTTTTGTCAAGGTTTTGAGTTATGATATATTGCCAGTAATCAAAGCTTTTTTGATTGTTTTGAAGTTTATATTCGTGAGATGAATAAGGTTCTTTGACAGAAAAACCATATTCCGAATTAAATAAGGTCAGTTTATTTAATACGATAGTATAATTAGATTGCACATGCGAAGGTAGACGTATATACCCGATTTCCTCGTTGTTATCATCATAAAGATATAAAGAAGCAGATTCATTGAAAAACTCCTGTTTTAACACAGTAGAAATCGGAGCTTTAATATGTGCTGAATCGTAATTGATGTCTAGTTCCTTTTTCTTTTCTGTTGTTAATGTTGCATGAATGGATACTGTCGACTTATCCTTTCTTTCTATAGAGATTAACCTTTCGCAATAATGAGGTCTTTGGCTAAAAATAAAATGGGCTTGTTTTCCATATTTATCAATTATTGCATCATTATCTTGATAATCAATGGATGTTACGTCGGAAAGATATGTGCCGGCAATTTTATCAGAAAGAGAAATGTTTTGATAATAAATATATAAACCACATAATGATGAAAAAAATATAACAACAAGAATAAAAAAAACAAATAAAAATTTTCCAATCGGAAATTTAAGGGAGAAGGTTTTAAATTGCATAGAAACACTCCTTATTAATTAATATAGCATGCAGTGTTAGAAAATACATCAAGTAATTCTAGTACGCGATCAATGGTTAAGAGCTTTTCATTGCGTATCCCATCGATCATATCATAATCATTACGCAAACACGTATGAGATATAAGAAGAAAGGCGAATTTATTGGCTTCTAATTCTTCTTTGGCAACATGTTCGGGGTTATCTTTTTTGGATACAATATCAACATCTATAATTCGATGCTGCGAATGTTTGAGTACGGCATGCCCTAATTCGTGAGCCAATGTAACGTTTTTCTCGTCTTTGCTCAAGCAGTTATCCAGATAAACATATCTCGCGTCCAATATCTTAAGTGATACACCTCGCGGCCCCATAGGAATATTGATGTGAATAACATCAATCCCTATGCATTGACATAATTCCTTGGGATCGTTAGTCCCATATTGCTGGACTAAATTTAAAACAATCGGGAGTATTCGCTTCAATCATCATCACCTTCTTTTGCTTCTACGGCGGCTTGAATTAATTTCATGAGAAGATTTTTTTCTATTTTTTTGCCGCCATAAGTGCAGTAAGACGTATTTTGCAGCAAGTATTTAATGTCGGTAGAAAAAGAAGTGTTTACATTGCGTGTTTTTTCTTTCAAATCATATCCCATTAACCATCCGGGATTGACTGACAAAGCTTTAGCAATAATCGCGATTTTATCTTGTTTGGGAGAATACTTTCCAGATAAATAATCGGAAATTGATGACGTTCTTATCCCCGTTAATTTAGATAAATCAGCTTGCGATAAGTTTCTTTTGGACATAGATTCTTTTAGTCTGTAAATAAAGGTTTTATCCATGTATCGCGCTCCTTTCTTGATTAAACACTGTATAAAAATATTATATACGGAAAAGCGTAATAAAACAACGGGATAAGCATAAAAAAAAACGGAAAACCGTTTACAGAAAAATGAAACTATGATATGATTACAGCGAGCACGGAAAACCGAGCAAGAAAGGATGATAAAATATGAATGAAAAATTTAATTATTCAAAGTTAAGGGGGTTTATTGTTGAACATTTTGGCACGCAGGGGGCTTTTGCCAAATTTCTTGGGATTGGCACAACCGCATTAGTGCGACGAATGGGCAATAAGGTTTGTTTTACACAGAGAGAGATCGATAAAGTTGCCAATGAGGCAATAGACAGAAAACTATCGGCCGAAGAAGTAACGGATCTTTTTTTTACACATTAAATACGGAAAACCGTGCAAATAATAATAAAGGCGTGCGGAGCCAGGTAAATATGGATAAGAGGGAAAACAAATGTTCGGAATAAAAAAAGACACCGAGCGGAAACGGCGTCCGGAAAATCGGATGCCGATAAACATAGGAATATTTATAACAGGGGGTGAAAAAGCTGGAATTGATAACGGCAGGAACGAGTGCGGCCGTAACGATTGTGCTGCTGGCATGGATTTGGATCGAGATACGGGAAGGATGAAGAAAAATGATGAACGAAGAACAGAGAGATTATGTAATTGAGCGGGAACGAAAAGAAAAGGAAAGAGTACTCGTGTTATTGGAAGCTGCGTTGAACGCGGCGGGGCAGAAGTGTCGGTTGACATATATTCCCGAATCGGAATGCGTGGGGGTGACATTTTCGACCGGAGTAGTAAAAATAGCAAACGTTGCAGCGGATAATTCTACAGCAATGATGTACGACATATTAAAGCAGATTTTTAAATAAAAAGGAGAAAAAATGGAACCTTTAAAAATCAAGATTAAAAAGACTCACCCCGAGGCGCAAATGCCTTTAATTACAGAGGGAAACGCCTGCTTTGACTTCTACGCCATAGAGGACACGGTGGTTAAGTCTGCGCAATACGCCAAAGCAACTTTTGTAAGAACCGGGCTTTCCTTTGAAATTCCAGAAGGTTATCACATGAAACTATTTATGAGAAGTTCATACGGAGCTAAGACAAGGCTTTTCCTGGCAAATTGTGTTGGCATTATCGACAGTAATTACCGCGGAGAAGTGATGGGAATATTTAAAACTCATGGCAGACGAAAAATGACCAGGATGATTCACAAGGGAGACCGCTTTATGCAGGGCCTGATAGAAAAGAACATCCCTGTAGAGTTTGAGGAAGTAAAAGAATTGACCACCACAGACCGCGGTGGCGGCGGCTTTGGAAGTACGGGTAAATAAGGAGGAATAAAGAATGGAAGAGAAAGAAAAAGAGCCTTGCACGAACAGGAAAAAAATAAGGATCATGCAGAATGAGTTGGCAGAAGCGGCACGGCCGTTAGTTGAGTATATCAGGAAACGTCAAACGCCTATGACTACGGCAATAGTCACATGCGCAGGCATTACACTGTTAGCCACAGAGACACATGTAGTTATTGATGGCGAATAGGACTGACTCATGATAAATAAAGGTTTATACAGTAGCGCATCTGCAGAGTGGGAAACGCCGCAAGAACTCTTTGAACAATTGAATGAAGAGTTTGAATTTGACGTGGATGTATGCGCCACAGCGGAAAATACGAAATGCAAAGAATTTTTCTCTCCGCAGCAAGATGGATTGACGAGGCCGTGGGAAGGCGTTGCGTGGATGAATCCGCCGTGAGGAACGATAGTATGCTTGGTACCGGCACGTACTGACACTAAGTGGTGGCATGACTGGGTAATGAAAGCAACGGAAATACGGCTAATAAAGGGGCGGTTGAAATTTAATGACAGTAAAAACTCCGCGCCGTTCCCGTCCGCTATCGTAATTTTTGAAAAAAATAACGTAAATAAGGTAGCTGTCAAAGTGACGGCATTTGAGGTGAGAAAATGACAAGACTGGAATTAATGCAAGTATGGGAAGACGCAATAAAAAATAATACGGCATATATATGTCTCATGATTAGAAAGAGTGGAGCGGCTCCGGAAATTACCGTCGTTCCGGCCCAAAACTTTACGCGCAAACGGCGATACATCTTAAAAGCGTTTGATGAAAACCTGATTAATAACAGGGATGCGGGGCTCGTTATAGAAGAGGCGTGGCCGATGAGTCATGCCGGAGTCGAATATATTCTTCCGGAAGGAGACTGATCATGTACGTAGTATATGTATCCCACCCGTACGGTGGAAAAGGAACGAACCGGGTCTTATGCGACGCCGCTATAAAAATGTTGGCAAGACAGCTGCCAGAAGTGACGTTTGTTTCCGCTTTGCATGCCATACGTTGTCCGTATGATGCGCTGATATATAAAGACGGCCTAAAGCTCTGCCTGGAGTTGGAGCGGGCGTGTGATGCGGTGTTGATGATGGGGAACTGGGGCGGCAGCGTTGGATGTCAAACAGAATTGGCTTTTGCGTATAAGATAGGAACACCCGTATTTAAATCAATAGAGGAATTAAAAGAAAGACTTGATGATATCCCGCTTGCACCGGATACGAGAAAAGAAAACTTTTACAAAGAATTTGATGCACATATCGCTGCCGCTAGGGAAGCGGTGCGAAAGTGGAATAAAAAGGAGCGGAAAAAATGAAAATAACTTTGCCGGAGTGGATAAACCAAGAGAAAAGAAATGAAAAGACGGTAGAGGATCTGAAATGGGAGCTCGTGGAAGAGCGGATTGACAAAGAAGAAGCGCTTGCCGGAAATGCAGTGCTGAAAGAAGAAAACGAAAGATTGAACGCCCAAATAAAGGAAATAAAACTATATGGAACGTTTGTGGGACTGTTTATTATTGCGATGGTCCTGATCGACATGATTATGTCCATCCGTTTGCTGGAGTTAATTATGCAATGATGGAAAGTAAAGCACACGTATATTGTCCTGTGAGCGGAACGGTGCCGGAACATACCTGTTTTACATGTAAATACTTTTCGGGGCGGAAAACATGGACATGTACATACAGGAGAGTGCCGAAAGTGCAGGATGCAAGAGCGCGAAAAACAATTGCCGATATGCGGCAGCGTATAGCGGCGGTAAATAAAAAAAGAGACGCCCAAAAGGACGTCTGACAAATAATGACCGTGGTGCCATAAACACCGTGAGTGGTCTATATATAGTATATAACATTATATAGCTTTTGGAAATAGGGCTTCGGTCCTATTTTCCACTAGCTTAAAGGTATTAAATATACGACCATTCAACGTCTAAAAAAGAGGTTGATAATGTATGTGCAGAAAACGGTAAAAGCCGGAAACGTAATTGAAATTTGCAAATATCATACTTCCCGATACAAAACGCCGACAATGCCGCGATCAAAAAATAATAAAAAGACAACTGCAGAACAATGGCGTGTGAATGAAAAAAATTCTATCCGCCATCTGTATTACCTGATACTGGAAAATTTTAAAGAGGAAGATATCCGTATCGACCTGACGTATCGGGAACCGGAACCGGACGAGTGGGAAGCAAAAAAGAGGCTGGACAATTTCCTGAAAAATCTCCGGCGCTTGTATCACAAACTGGGCCGACAGTTGAAATGGATCGCGACAACGGAATGCGACGGGCACCGGATACATCATCATATGCTGATAAACAATATCGGACTGCAGCGAAAAGATTACAAAAAGTTATGGAAATGGTCTGACATCCCGTACAAGGCATTTAAATACTATGACGGAGCAGCGGCGGATGCCAAGCGAGTAGCGGAATACTTTGTAAAGGAAACGAGGGAGACATTTTGTAAGGCGGACGCTGTGCAGAAATCCAGATACCGGGCAAGCCGAAACCTGCGCAAGCCGGAAATAAAAAAAGAAATCATAAAAAGTAAAACATGGCGGGAACCGAAAGCGCCGACAGGATGGTATATCGAAAAGCCGGTACAATACGGATTTACGGCGTGGGGATTCCCGTACATGTTTTACCGCATGATAAAGGACAATAGAAATGAGTCTGAAATATCTGATCCGAAAAAATCCTATAGCCTCTGCCGCCATCGAAAGCGGCAGAGAAAATACCCTGTGGGTACACGATGACAAAAGGTGCTTTAAACCGGACGAAATGATCCACTTTGTGGAAATGGTTAACGGCAAACGCACAGATAAAGGGTGCTGGGCGAGAATCGAACGAGTCTATGAGGGACGGTTAATAAAATATAGGGTGGTGCGACATGATACCGAAAACAAAAAGAGTAAGACTAAAGGGTAAAGCAGCGAAAGCGTTTTATGACAAAATTTACGAGAGAGATAATGGCACGTGTATATGGTGCGGGGCCCATGTTGAGTACGGCGTAAAGCATCATCACGAACCGTGCGGCATATACAAGAGCGATGAAGAGACAAAAGCCGTACTGCTCTGCCCCCAATGCCATCATGCCAGGCATTTCGTCGCGCCGAAAGTCGGGGAAGATATATGCGTGTTTTATTTGCGGGGATTATACGGGGAAAGTGGAGCAAAAAAGGAATGGGGGGGGTAAAAAATGGAGTTGGCAAATATCGGCGTGCGAAAAGGATTGAGGGTGCGATGATAATAAAACCTGTTCTGCGCTATCCGGGCGCAAAGTGGCGTATAGCGGACTGGATAGTCAACTTTTTTCCGCGGCACGATGTATACGTCGAACCGTTTTTCGGCAGCGGCGCGGTATTTTTTACAAAACATCCATCCGGTACGGAAACTATAAACGACATGGATGGAAATGTCGTAAACCTCTTTCGCGTCATACGAGATGATGTGGAAGCACTATGCAGGGCTGTTGAAATGACGCCGTATGCCAGGGAAGAGTACGAATCATGCGGTGGGGATAATTTTGTGGATAACTCTGTGGATAAAGCAAGGAGGTTTTTAGTGAGAACGTGGCAAGGCTTAGGAGCAAAGACCCGTAACAGGTCGGCATGGTCGCATGATAGAACTAACACGGTATTCAGGCCGAAATACTGGAATGAGCTACCGGGAAAAATTTTAAATACGGTGGAACGTCTGAAAATGGCGCAAATAGAGTGCATGGACGCGTTGGAACTCATCCCTTTATACAACCGCAGA